TCACGCTGCCGCCTCCTCTCCGGGGAACACCAAATCGCCAAGCGCGTCTTCTTCCGAAGGCAGCGCCCACGACGGGAACTCGAGCTCCATCTCGCCGCGCGCGTAGCCGGGAAAATCGCCCGTCTCCTTGCACGCGTTCAGGCGCTGCAGCAGGTCGCGGTACCGCCGGCGCCCCATCTCGTACTCGACGGGTCGCAGCCGGTAGACGCAGACGGGGTGCGGCGCCACGCTCTCGACCGCAATCCAGTAGAAGGGCAGCCGCACGCCCGTGCACGCGAAGTAGCCGTCGATGTAGAGGGCGGCCTGGGCGTGATACTCGAGACGCGCCGATTCCTTCGCAAAGCCGATGGGGTCAGCGTGAATCGTGCTCTTCAGGTCGACCAGAGCGAACGGCTTCTCGTTCCGCACCGCGACCTTGTCCACCCTCCCCTTCATCGCCATCACGAAGCCGAGCAGACCACCCACCGCCGGCTCATCGTGCTGCCAGCGCATTGACACTTCGCGCGGCCCGACCAGGTACGGCTGCGCAGCGGGGCACGAGCGCACCGCCGTCGCGATGGCTGTGCACCAGTCGTGGTCGACCTCGCGCAACGGCACCCGATTCGTCTGCCGACAGTTCGCCTCGAAGGCTTCGTACGCGTTCGAGCTGCGGTTCTTGTTCGTCTTCGGCCACACCGCGTAAATCGTGCCGTCCGGCGTGAGCGGCATCTTCTCGGCGAAGTGACCGCCGTACTTCTCCGGCTCGAGCGCGGCGACGTGGCCAGCTGCGCCACGGATGAGCAGGTCGCGGTCCTTCTCCTCGGGGTGGTCCTTCGCGTGCTTCCAGTGCGCGGGGCTCTTGCCGATGAGCTTCAGAAGCGACCAGTTCTCGCCCTCGAGGTTGTCGTACTGAGCACGAGGCAAGTCATAGAGCAGGCGCGCGGTCATTCGATGGTCTCCTCGGTGACTGAAATCTCGTGGGCCGACAGCGAGCCCGGCTCCTCGGCTTCGCGGCGCTCGCGGTCCCAGCGCAGGTTGTCGGCGTGCGTCAGCGCGGTCTCGTCGTCATCGGCCTGCCGCGTGTCGATGCGGTCGAGCCAGCGCTTCGTGTCGTTCGCGATGACGCGCAGCTCGTCAGCGGTCAGCGGCGTGCGCAGTGCAGCGCGGCGGGCACGATCCGCATAGGTCTCGCGCGCCTCGCGCACCGCCGCTCGGACGAAGGCGAGGTTCAGTCGTTTGTATTCGGGTGAGCCGGTGGGCGCAGCGCGGATGAGGCGCTCGATGTCGCGCGAAGAGAGAGAGGGCTTCGCGGTCATTGCCCGCCCCCCCGCCGAATCAGACGCACCTTCGAGCGCAGTCGCTCCTCGGGCGTCTCGGACACTGGGGGAGCAGCCGACGCGGCCTCGACGATGACGTCGTCGGGCGGCATCAGCTTGTAGTGAGTGATGGCGGCGTCGAGCGCGGCGACGTGGAGGTTGCCCTCGCGCTCCCACTGCCAATAGCGATCGTGCTCGATGGGCACCTGTGTCGCCCAGAAAGCAAGGAAGGCATCACGGATGCTGGTCAGTTCGACTGCCATCGCGAGCGCGGTCAGCCGAACGCCGACCTTGTCGGAAACGATGGCAACGGTGCGTGCACTCACCACGACACCCCCAAGTCCATCGGGTCGCGCCCGCCCGAGTCGCGGCGCTCCGCTTCGATCTCCGCGTGCACGTCTTCGTCGTGGCCCCCGACACAGCCGCAGGTCTCGCAGGGCTCACCGTGGCAGTCGGCGACGTGCTTGCCGTCGAACTCGCCGCACTCGCGGCACTGCGTGTCCTCGTCGAGCAGCAGCGCCGCCATGCGCTCGGTCGGCACCTCGACGCTGAGCGTGGAGCGGCAGGAGCAGTTGCGCAGTTCAAGCCTGATGTCGGCGCGCTCGTTGCCGTTCTCGTCGTACTCCGCCTGGTGTCCGTCTCCACAGAGCGGTAGGCGCTCGAAGTCGGCGCGGGTCGCGAAGACGCGGCCGCAGCTGCACGTCTTGTAGGCGCCCTGCTCGCTGCTCGCTTCGTACTGCTGCTCGACTTCGGTCTCGACGTCTTTGCCCATTTGGTGCGCTCCCGTGTTCCCGTTTTGATACCTCCATTATTGGTACATGAAATATGGGCTGTCAAGTGCCACCCATAACATTTGACCAACAGACATAGCCCATGTATCTTGTGACTGAACGATTGAGAAGTAGCGGGACCACCTGATGGAGGCCAAGATGCTTGGAGTAAGAACTGCCGCCCCGAGAACCAGACCCACCGTGACCAAAGCGCGGCACAGAGCGTCCCCAACGTTGCTTCCTCAGCCGACGCGCCCGGACAAGCGCGTCTTCCTGCCGGAAGAGATGTGGTCTGCGCTGTCGCGAGCAGCCGAGTTTCACGAAGAGGCGTTCAAGAAGATGGGGCGCGACGAGGCCGTGTCGCGCAATCGCATCATCGAGAACTTCCTTGAGTGGGCGCTTGATACTTACTGGGAAGACAAGGGCGGGGAGCCGCCGGCGACCGGGCCCGAGCGCGAGAAGAAGCTCGCCACGTTCGCCGCGCAGATGCTCAAAGAAGAAGCTGAAGCCGCCGCAGAGTCGCACCCCGAGCCCAGCAGCAAGAGCCGGTAAATCGGCCCCGGAGCGATTTCGTGCGTACCCCTGCGCCTTTGCGCGGCCGCGCCGCGCCTGTGTCAGATCCCTCGGCTAAGACGGCCGTGGCAGCTGAGAGCTGCCCGCCGTCGAGGCGGGAAGGACCAAGTGCCTCGACGAAATACGAAGGCAAGACGGATGTCCGAGATGGACGGGAAGTCGGGGAGCAAGAAGAAGAAGTTCAAGCTGTCGCTGCTTCAAACGATCAAGCTGTCCAAGGTGAAGCGACCACCGCTTCTCTTGCCCAGCAGGCGACGGCGCCGATCCTCCTGACGCTCGGCGAGCAGAGGGCCTTTCGCATGGGCGTGCTCGCGGCTGGCGGCGTCTTCGCCGACGCCGCCAAGTACGCGTGCGGCTGCCGTGAGCGCGTCGAGAACCTGCGCATCGCCATAGCGGGCCGCAGCGTCGAGTGCGAGGCGCCGAAGGAGTGGCCCCAGCGAGGTGGCGGGTGAGACTACTCCGCCACCCACTCCTCGCGAGCGCCGGGGCAGGTCATCAGGCAGTCCTGCTGCTCGAGGCGGCACTGCTCTCTGCGCGTGCGCGCTGCGCCCATGCCGGCCAGGCCGCCGATGTTCTCGCGTGCGGCCTCGCAAGTCTTGGCGATGGCCGTGCACTCGCGCCAGCACTTGCCGCCCTCGTCGGTCTTCGCGACGAACACGTGCCGCACCATCGTGGGCGCGCAGCTGATCAACAGCATCGCGAAGAGCACTCGCATGGCTCACCTCTTCTTCAACTGCTCGTGGGACCACATCGCGAACCAGAGCAAAGAGACACCGCCGAGCGCCCCGATGGCTGCCCCAGCGCGCCACGGCATGCCGCCGAGCCGCGACAGAGGGGCGTAGATGGCGGCACCCACCGCCATGCTGATCAGCGCCAGGTAGGCAGTGCGGCCCGAGCGTCTCCACATGTCGCAACCCTACTGCGGAGGGCGGCCGCGTGACCACGCTCGACGACAGGCTCGATCGTCTCGAGGCGAAGATCGACGCGATCGTCGGCGCGCTGGGTCAGCCGGTGGCAGTTGATCAGCCCGAACTGCTCACTCCCGTAGCAGCGGCGAAGGCGCTCAGCATCTGCACGAAGACTCTGCGCGAGCACATCAAGCGCGGCCTCATTCGAACGGTGGCGGTTGGCAAGAGGTACCGCATTCCTCGCAGCGAGGTGCAGCGGTTCGCGGCGCCGAAGACTGCTGCCCCTCGAGGGAAACGCCGGGCCGCAGAGACGTACGACGCGCGCGCCGAGTACGAGAAGACGATGAAGCGGCTCGGGGGGCGACGATGAGCCGCAAGCCGCAAGCCACGCGCCTGGTCCGGGCCCGCGCGAAGCTCCTCGATGCGGCAACCGAGGTCGCGTCGATCATCGGCGGCGAGCCCGACCAGAGCGATGAGCTCGGCGCCGAGCTGGCTGCGGCGCTCGGCGAACTCTACCGAGCGAACGACGAGTGGCAGCAGGCGCAGGTCGACTGGTACGCGGCGGGTGGCGCGTGACCTCAGCCCTTCACGCGCCGCAGGGGAATGACGTTCGTCGGCACGGCGACGTCGACATAGAAGCGCTCGGTCGTGCGCTTGTCCTTGTGCCCCAGGAAGCGCGCGACCTGCTCGGGCGCGGCGCCGGCCTCGACCGCCCAGGTCGCAACGCTGTGCCGCATCACGCCGAGCCCGAACTCGGGTACCTCGGCGGCGATGCACGCAGCGACGTGCTCCTTCTGCAGGTTGCGCGGCACTTCGCCCGAGGCCCTGAGACGCTCTGCTGCATCGAGGTGCTCGCGGTGGGTGATGGGCGTGCGCGCCAGCTCGCCGCCCTTGTGCCGAACCACGAGAACGGCAAGCACGTCGCCGCCCGCTTGGCGAAGCAGCTCGCCGCCGCGAATGAAGCGTTCGAGCTCGGTCACGTGCCAGCCCGTGGCGGTGAGCAGCAGCAGGCAATCGCGTCGGCGCTGAGCGTCGATGCCGGGCTCGAGCTTGTCATTCGGAGTGCGCTCGCGCGCGACGTCTTCGGCAGCGGTCTTCGCGAGGTACGCGAGCACGGCCTCGACGTTCTGCCAGGGCACCACCTTCCGCCGCCTGTGCTTCTCGGGCGAGCTCTGCGGCACCTTCAGGTCGAGCGTCGCGTCTTCGGCGGTGGTGAGCAGGCCTTTCTCGGTGCGCAGCCAGGTGAAGAAGCTCTTGATAGCGATGATGCGGTGCTTGCGAGCAGAGAGGCCGCTGAGCCCCTCGCGCAGCTGCCGGAGCGTCACCTTGCGCAGGTCGGTGCCGCCGAGCCTGAGCAGCCACACGGCCAGCTTGCGCCCGTGGTCGCGCGTGTACTTCCGCCCGTTGCCCTTCGCGTTCGAGAAGGTCTCCCACTCTTCGATGAGCTTGTCGGTCAGCTGCAGCTTGTCGCCGTCGCCACCCCCGGGGTTGTACTCGCCGGGGTTCGTCTCGAAGCGCTCGAGCTGAGCCTTCGCGGCGGTGAGGGTGTGAGCGCCGGTGCTGACGTGGAAGCGGCGCCCCTGAATCTTGCGCTCGATGATGAAGAGATCGAGCCCGTTCTTCTGCCGGTGGATGTACCCCGGCCAGCCTGGAACCCGTCGGCGGCTCATGCCGGGGGTCCACAACAGGTCCACAATGGAGGGAGCACCATGTTCTATGACCCCGAGAGGAATCGAACCTCTGACCTTCGGTTTAGGAATCGCGCGACGACCGACGAGGGCCAACAGAATCACGAACCTGCAGGGAAGGCGAGGGAGCTGAAAGAACACCTCGTCCACAACAGGGCCACAACGAGAAAGGAGGTCGGTTCAGTCGCGCCCGCAGGTGACGCTACATGCCTTGCAGGTAGCTTTCCCGTTTTGGTGACAGCGGGGGTGCGCTGATGGCCTTCGAGGTCGATATCGACCAGTCGGACAGCGACCCGATGCCCTACGGCCAGGTCGATCGCGCGGTGAAGCAGACCGCGGCGATGATCGGCGAGCGGCTCGGCGTCACCTTCCAGCACGCACTCGGCGGGCTCGTCCAATTCTGGGAGCTCAACGGCGACCCACGCGAGCTCGAGGCGCTGCTCGAGCTGGGCAAGCAGGAGGTCGTGCTTCCTCGGGAGCAGGTCGCCAGGCGCTTCACCTTGGCGATGGCGGTGGACACCGCCCGCATCGACCCGGACGATCTGCACGAGCTCCGCATCGTCGAGCGCCGGTCCGACGGGTATCGGGTTCGAGGCATGTCGCGGTACTTCAAGCCGCTGGTCGGGCGCGTCGCGAAGCGGCTCGCCGGCCGCGCCGGAGGCCTCGCCAGCGCCGAAGCACGGGTCAAGAAACACGGTTCAGCACAGCCCAGTCGTTCGGGCGCTGCTTCGGGGCCTGCTTCGGTGGGTGCTTCGGAGTCTGCTTCGGGTGACGCGTCGAGTCGTCGAAGCACTCCCGAAGCAGCGCCGAACACAGCGGTCAGCGGTCAGCGGTCAGCGGTCAGCGGTCAGCCTTTAGAAACAGCGCCGCCGTCGCCTATCGGCATCGCGATTGTCGCCCCCGACACCCCGCGCGCGACGTGGCTCAGCTACGACTTTTGGCGGTGGGCGCAGTCGAAGCGCATCGCGGCGGGCTTCATCGCCGAGAAGCCGCCGCGCAACCTCGACATCTGGTGGAGCGAAGTGCTGATGACCGCCAAGGGAGACGTTGACCGGGTCTGCGACGCCTTCGAAGAGTTCGGCCAGTCCGAGCACTGGGAGTCCGAGAAGTTCCCGTTCAGGGCCTTCATGTCGCAGTGGGCCAGCTACGCGCCGGCGGTGGAGGTCTGATGGCGCGCATCGCTCGCTCTGCGACGGAGAAGCAACTGGACCTACCGCCGTGCACTGTCTGCGGAGCGCCTGGGCCGCTCGCGTTTTGGCTCGAGCAGCTGTGCGAGCCGTGCCACGTGCGGTACCTCACCGAGAGGCCACCCGACTCGGCGCTCGAGCTCGCGCACGCCGACGCTCACCCCGAAGACGTCGAAATCCGCGGCAACCGCACGTACGTCGCCGCCGGCGAGGACCCGCGCTTTGTGCTGTTGAAGCCGGGCGTTTCGGCACGGGTTCTCGAGCAGCACGCGCGGGCATGGGTTTCGAAGGCGCGAAAGCCGAGGGCTGCATGAGTGGTTGTGGATGCGAACAGTGCGAGCGAGCGCATGAGCGACAGTTGCGCGAGATGCGCGAGAGCCCCCCCACGGTGAATCCGGTCGACGCTGAGCGCTCTCGCATTCGCGCGAAGCTCATGTCGCCAATCGAGGAAGACTTTCTTCGCGCTTGGCTTGGCGGCGCACGGCCCGAGGTCGTCGGCGAGCGCCTGAAGGTCGGGCCGTGGTGGATCGAGCCGCAAGCCCACGTCGGTCCATTCCACGTCGACTTTGTGTGCGGCGTCGACTTCGGCAGCCTGTCGGCCGATCTCGTCGTCGAGCTCGACGGCCACGAGTTTCATCAGAAGACCGCAGAGCAGGTCGAGAGCGACCGCAAGCGTGACCGCGCTTTTGTCCGGATCGGCGCGGTCGCGCTGCGCTTCACGGGCCGAGAAATCACGCGCAGCGCGAAGGCGTGCGTCGATGAAGTTCAAGCGCAGTTGAAGACGTGGGTCGACCGCGCGATCCGGAGGCGGGCGTGACGCTCACCTTCGATCAGCGGCGAGCCGCGTGGCTCCTCGAGACCCAGCGCCGCACGAGCGCGGCTCAGCGCCGCCACGCCGAGAACGCTGCGGCCGAGCGCGGCGTCGAGTTCAAGGTCGACACATACGATCGGTTCAAGAAACCCGCGCCGAGCAGCACCGCCGCGGTCTTCGCTGCCCCCGGGGTTCCCCCCTCCCCCTCGGCGGGCGGCGTTGCTTTTCGTGACGAGCGCGACTGGTACGAGCTCCTGCGCGTCGAGCCCAAGCCGCGGCCGTACATGGAGTCGCGCCGCTGCTTCGTACCCGAGAACGTGCTGATCACCGGCGGCGAACGCTCGTGGCGCTGCGAGGTGCAGCCGTGATCATGGTCGACGAGCTGCGCCTGTTCCCCGGCGCGAAGCCGCCGTTCCATCGCGGGAGTTGCCATCTGACGGTGTGGCCGCAGGCATTCGCCGATCTTGTTCGCCTCCACGACTTCGCTGCGCAGCTCGGCATGAAGCGGGAGTGGTTCCAGCGGCACCACAGCGCGCCGCACTACGACCTGACGCCGGCAAGGCGCGCTGACGCGCTGAAGCTCGGCGCCACGTTCGTGCCGGCCAAAGAGCAGGCACGGCGTCGGAAAGCGACCACGTCCACGCAGCACAGCAGCATGCAGTCCAACCCGCAGCACCCGAGGTGAGAACGATGGGACGTCAGCAACAGCTCAAAGGCATGGAAACCGCGACCGGGGACGACGAGCTCGACGCCTTCGCGGAAGCGTTCAAGCGCAGTTCGAAGAAGCGCAAGGCGGCGCAGGACGCCGAGCTCGACGCGCGCTCGGTGCTCATCGACGCGATGAAGAAAAAGAAGCTCACGGTCTACGAGGACCGGCGCGTCGACCCGCCGCTGCTCGTGACGCTGGTGGCCGCCGAGAAGGTCAAGGTGCAGGCCATCGACGAAGAGGCAGATGCGGACGACGACAGCGACGTCGAGGTCGCTGAGGCCAGCGCACAGAAGGCCTCGAAAAAGAGTGCACCGGCGGAGGCGTGATGCCCAACACCTTCCGCGAAATCGTGGGAGAGGCCATCGGCGAGGCGTCCATGTGCTGGGCGCCTCCGCCGACCGGCGAGTTCGACTCCACCCGCGCATCAGCACTGATCGACCGAATCGACAAGGCCCACCTGGCGCAGTTCACGCCCGACATGGGCCACGAAAAGACCTTCGAGGAGCAGCTGCGCTCTCTGCTGAACACGTGGAGCAAAGAGAGCACATCGAACACCCCCGACTTCGTGCTGTGCCAGTTCATGGCGCGGAGCCTCGACGCGTTCGATAGCGCTGTGAACGCGCGCGACCACTGGTACGGCTTCAAGCCGTTCGACGCGAACGCGCCTACCAACACGCCGCGCGCAACCTTCGCCGACATCGGGGGCACTGAACCGCGATGACCGCGTACCGCCTCAATCTCCCCCCGAGCACCAACAACCTGCGCAGACCGGCACTGTTGTCGCCGGTCTGGTGCTCGGGGTGTGGCCGCACCGTGCACGGCCGCGCCGACATTCGCGAGGTCTCGACGGGTGAGGCGAAGGCGTTCAGGAAGCACGCGCACTCGAGGCTCCCGCGGGCGTTGCTCGCGGGGCCCGTCGAGGTGCTCGCAACCTACTACCTCGAGACCCTCTCGTCGGACGGCACGAACCGAACGAAGGCACTGCACGACGCGCTGCAGGAATTTCTTTTCTACAACGACTGCCAGGTCGCCGAGGTGCACGAGGTCTACCTCTTCGCCGACAAGCACCACCCGCCCGGCGTCGTGTTTGAGGTGGTGCCCGCCACGGACCCGAAGCACGCCGAACGCGCGCGCCGGCTCGCTGCCTCGAAGGTTCAGCAGCGCGCGAACGAAGCCGCACAGCCGAGACTTTTCGCAGAACCCACCGAGGGTGGTCCATCGAAGGGCACCGATTCGAGTCCGGTGAAACCCTCGGATGCGCGGGCGGGCGCTGTTCTTGGGGCGCCCGGCCCGCGTGCAGTTTTCCCCGAGCCGTTGCAGCAGCGACTCAACCGGATCGCGAGGCCTGCAGTCGTCTCGCACCGGCCACCCGACGACGAACCACCGGAGGCAGCATGAGACGAGCAGCGGATCCGAAGGCCGAAGTGATCAAAGCACTCAAAGAGGCGCAGGAGCTCTTGAAACTCTGTGGCCCATCGGCTTTCCGCGCGAAGGCGCTTGCTGAGCGTCTGCTGCCGGAAGACCCGTTGGTGCTCGACCTGTGTGAGCACCACGGGTTCGGCGCCGTCATGGATTCGGCCGCTCGGCAGTGGGCCCTGAGGAGCGGGCTCCGTGGCCACAACCACACCACTGGGCCGGCGGGCGCCTCGGTCGAGCGTGGGCTGAAAATGATTCGGTCTGCGCTCCGGCACGCGAGGCGCCTGTGAACCTCAACGAAACGCAGCCACCACCGAAGCCAGGCAAGGCGCCGCACACCATCGACCTGGTCGTCGGTGACCTCTGGCAGCGCAAGCAGTTCGGAATCGCGAAGTACGGCCGCGCGCACCAGTGGGACAACGGGCGCGACCACCTGGTCGACGGGTACCAGGAGGTGCTCGACCTCGCGTGCTACCTGCGCTCCGAAATCGAGAGGCGTCGCTCGATTCGCGCCGAGGCCCTCGAGGAGGCGGCGCAGCTGCTCGACCGCGTGCCCGGCTTCGCGTGCGGTGCCGACGTCGGGCGATGGCTGACCGAGATGGCGAAGGACATTCGGGCGCTCGCTCAGAAGGGGCCACAACGATGAAGCGCGCGCACCTCACGTTGATCAACGGCGGCCCGTGCCCGTGCGAGGCGTGCCGCACACAGCGATGGCTCCTCGCCGTCTCGCTGCTCACGCTCGCCGCAGTCGGCGCTGTCTGGCTCCTCCTGGGGACCGCATGAATACCGCGCGAAGCAGGCGGGCGGCATACGCGTGGGTCGCGCACGCACTCCAGCAGGCGATCAGGAACGCTGGGGAGCCAGCCGCTCCCGGTGTCGCGTCAGAGGTCGAGCGCATTCTACGGGCCTTCTGCGAAGCCGCTGCCGTGGAGGACGAGATTGGCGTTGATGAGGCGCTCGCGAACCCGCTGATGAGTCGCGACGCGCAAGGCAAGTGGTCGGTTCAGTGCTTCACGTGCGAAGCGTGGCTGGGGCCATTCGCGACCTCTGACGCGATGGAGGAGGTCTACGCAGCACACCTCGACTCGCACGCATTGCGGCGGGAGGCGCTCGCGAAATGAGCCCGTACGCCACCGCCGACCTGTTCCCAGAAACGGTGCTGAAGCCGGCCGACGACCCGAACAGCAGGTTCACCACGCGAGAGTTCATGGTGTGGATCAAGGCGACCGTCGCTGCCGAGCTGTGCCTGCGCGAGGGCGCGAACTTCGAGTTCGATCTCGACCCCTTCGCGCACCCGGAGTCGTGCTGGGGCCTCGAGGGCTGGACGAAGGCAGACGACGCATACCCGCGGCAGATGTTCGGCCGCTCGTTCCTGAACGGCCCATGGAACGAATGCGCGCAGGTCACGCAATGGGTGGTCGACCAGCTGCCGCGGAACTTTCGGCTCAGCTTCTGCGCTCAGGTGCTCCCCGGCAACCGGCAGGAGCAAGACTGGTGGCAACGGCTCGTCGAGCCGATTCGCGACCGTCGTGACCGCAAGGGCATCGTCGTCACTTCGCACTACCCGCCCGGCCGTCAGAACTACGGCGTGCCCGGCGCGCCTCTCGCCGACGGGTGGGGCACAGGGCTCAACGTCAACAGCCTTCTCCTGATCTGGCGGTGCACGTGATGGTCGCGCAGCTCAGTCTCTACGACGATCCCACGCTGCCGCTGCCGCTCTCTGGCGACATCGCCGAGCAGCTACGTCGGCTCGACGTCTCGACTCGCGTGTGGCTCGACCACATGCTCGACCTGGGCTTTGAGCTCGAGGTCATCGGCGACTGGACCGCAGAGTCGCGACGCATCACGGCCGCGAATCGCTATCTCCGGCCCCACATCATCACGACGGCACGCGGCCGCCGGCGCGGGTGGATGCGGCCGGTGCACCCCGGTGAGAGGGGCTGGCTGAAGATGGGAGACCCGCCCGTGTGGTGGACCTTCGTCGGCTACGAGCCGCGTCTCGAGAAGCAGATCGGCGCCGGCCGTCGCACACCGCACGAGAGCACGAAGGCCCGGCACTGGCCGAAGGGAGCGACACCATGAGAGGCAAATCCGTCCACATCGCAGCAGGCCCGCTGTCGTACCGCGAGCGCATCGAGGCCCACTACGCAGCGAACCCCTGCTCGAGCCTCCGGGAAGCCTGGGAGGCCACCGGTGCCCCTCGTGCGACCGTCATTCACGTGCGGAAGCGCCTCATCGCGGCCGGCAGACTGAGGCCTACGCACACAATGGCCGACGCGCTGCGCGCGGTCTGAGCGTCACCACGTGGTGACAGCGGTCGAGCGTCGGGTTACCAACATCAGGCGTGCCAGCCACGGTACGCACCTGCGACATCGCCGAGTGTCCCAACGAGTCGCGGAAGGCCGGTCTCTGCTGGACGCACCTATGGAGACGTCGCAAGGGCCTCCCGATGTCGACGCCCGTGCGCAGGTACGTGCGCGACCCCAAGCAGGGCCTGCTCCGCGCTATCGATGACTTCCAAGAGGCGGTGGAGGCGTACGACTCCCCGGGCACCAAGAACACATGGGACCTCGCGTGGCGCCGCCTCCTAATGGCCATCGCCTACTACCGCCACAAGCAGCTCCGCCGCCGCCCTTCCTCAGAATTCCCCCCCGCCAAGACAGGCTGAGTGCGTGGCGAAGGACACCCTCACCGTGCGACAGCGTCGATTCGCCGACGCGTACAACGGCAACGGCACCGAAGCCGCCAGGAAAGCCGGCTACCGAGGGTCGAACGGAACTCTCGCGGTCACCGCGTACCACCTTCTAAGAATTCCTAAGGTCCGGGAGATCATCGACGCGCGCGAAGAGGGCGTGCTTCGTCGGCTCGTTCTCACGCGCGACGAGCGGCAGGAACGGTGGAGCGCGATCGCCTGCGACCCAGACGTCCCTGTGCGGGATCAGCTCAAGGCGCTTGAGGCACTCGGCAGGACCGAGCGCGACTTCGTCGACCGCTTGGAGCACGCGATTGAGGGCAAGACCCTCGAGACGCTGGTGCTTGGCTCTTTCAAAGAGGAGACGTGATGCCCCTGCTCGCTGTGCTCGCCCGCTGTGTCCCCGGCTGCGATGGCGGACCCAACCCCATCTTTTGCGACAAGCACTGGCCGCTGCTCGAGGAGCCGCTGCAGAAGGCGCTGGTCGCGGAGTGGAACCGGCTCCGCCCGCCCACCTCAATGACTCCGCACTTGGCCACGCTGCTCAAGACGGCGAGCGCCGCCCTCGAGCTGCAGCTGCACGGCGCGGGGAAGCTCCACGACACCGGAGGGAAGACGCATGCCCTTGTCTAAGGGGAAGAGCGAGAAGGCCATCGGCCGCAACATCGCTGAGCTCATGCACAGCGGGCGACCACAGCGGCAGGCCATCGCCATCGCGATGCGCGTCGCGGGCAAGCCGAAGCCGAAGAAGCCGAAGGGCAAGTGAAGCGTGCTGACGGCGTCCGAATCGAAGGTGCGGGAGTGGCGAGAGAAGCCACAGCTCTTCGTGCGCGAGGTGTTCCACGTGACGCCGGACCCATGGCAAGACAAGCTGCTCGAGGCCTTCCCGCGCCCGGACCTGAACCGCTTCGCCGGCATCGCGTGCAAGGGCCCCGGGAAGACCGCGGTCGAGGCCTGGCTCGGCTGGAACTTTCTGCTGACACGGCCACACCCGAAGGTGGTGGCCACGAGCATCACCGGCGACAACCTGCGAGACGGCCTGTGGACCGAGTTCGCGAAGTGGCAACGCGTGAGCCCGCTGCTGCAAGCGGCCTTTCAGTGGACCTCGGGGCGCATCTTCAACAAGAGCTCGCCAAACACGTGGTGGGCGAGCGCTCGCACCTGGCCGAAAGACGGCGACCCCGAGCAGCAGGCGAACACTCTCGCCGGTCTGCACGAAGACTTCCTGCTCTTCCTCATCGACGAGGCCTCAGACATTCCGCGCGGCGTCGTGACCGCAGCTGAGGCGGCCCTCACCGGCGGCAAGGAAACGAAGCTCATCGTCATGGGGAACTGTACGCAGACGGACGGACCCATCTGGCACGCGGCCCAGCGGCCAGAGCTGTGGTTCACCGTGCGCATCAGCGGCGACCCCGATGACCCGGAGCGCTCGCCCCGCATCAACATCGACGAGGCCCGCCGGCAGATTGCCGAGCACGGAATCGACTCGTACGTCGTGCGCGTGAACATCCTCGGGAAGTTCCCCGACCGCGCCGACGACAAGCTGCTCGACGCGCGTGACTGCCAGCTCGCCCAGGGTCGCGACGCGAAGCAGGACAGCTTCGGGCACCTGCCGCTCGTCATCGGCTGTGACCCTGCCCGCTACGGCTCCGACTCCACCGTCATCATTCGTCGGCAGGGCCGCATGTGCTGGACACCCCGCGTGCTGAAGCAACTCGACACGGTGCAGACCGCAGAGCAGCTCATGGGCGAGCTCGACAGCGTCGACGCGGACGCGGCCTTCGTCGACGAGGTAGGAATCGGCGCTGGCGTCATCGATACATGCCGCTCCCGCGGCTACGGTAAGCGCATCTTCGGAGTAAATGCCGGCTCGAAGGCGCGCGAAGAGACCCGCTTCGTGAACCGCCGCGCTGAGATGTACTGGCACACGGCAGACTGGGTCCGGTCCGGTGGCTGCCTACCCAAAGACGACCTGCTCGCGGGCGAGCTCGCCGCGCCGCACTACGACTACGACCCGAAGCAGCGCGTTCGGCTCGAGCCGAAAGACGACGTGAAGGCGCGTCTCGGTCGCAGCCCGGACCGCGCCGACGCGCTCTCGCTCACCTTCGCTTCGCCGGTTCGCCGGCAGGAGCGCCAGCGTGCCGCAGGGCCGAACGCCGGCTCAGGCAGCCTCAACGACTACAACCCTCTTGGAGGTGCGTGATGGGCTACAACATGAACAACGTCGCCAACCCTGACGGTGCGCTCAACGAGCAGGGCGAGAGCAACCGCGTGGCGCGCGCGCCGTGGTCGAAGACGTCGCAGGCTCGGCAGCAGGCCTTCGCGGACCTCGGAGAGGGCAGCCTGCCGCCACAGGCCCCCGACGCGACCGACGCGGCCGTGCAGAAGAGCCGCACCTCCGGGCTGCTGCTTTCGAAGGCGGGGCGCGGCCGCTCGAGCACGTTCCTGGGCTCAATGACGGGCGAGCCACTGCTCGGCAAGACGATGTTGGGAGGGTACTGACGTGGACATCGCAACGCCTTCAGCACTCTCGAAGCGGCAGCAGTACCTGCGCCGCCTCGGGCAGTTCAAGAACGAGCGACAAAGCTGGGATCCGACGTACAAAGACATTCGCGACTTCATCGAGCCGTACCGTGGGCGCTTCCAGAGCGACTCCGAGACGAACCGCGGTGAGCGCAAAGACCAGAACATCATCAACTGCGAGCCCGGTCTCGACGTCGAGATTCAGGCGGCGGGTCAGGTCGCTGGCATCACCAACCCCTCGTCGCGCTGGTTCAAGACCTCGACGCCCTACCGCGAGCTCAACGAGCTCAAGAGCGTGAAGATGTGGTGCGCCGAGGTCACCGACCTGATGTTGCAGGCGTATGAGAAGAGCAACATCTACGACTCGCTGCACACGCTCTACGGCGACATCAGTCCGTTCGGCACCGCGGTGCTGCACATGGACGAAGACGACGAGGAGATTTTCCGCGCCTACGTCTTCCCGCCGGGCACTTACTACCTCGCGAACAGTCCGCGCTTGCGCGTCGACACATGCTTCCGCGAGCTCCGCATGACGGTGCATCAGCTCGTGAAGGAGTTCGGGCTGAAGAAGTCGAAAGACGGCCCAGGCGTGAGCATGCAGGTGGCGGCGATGTACGCACAGGGCAACTACGACGCCTGGGTGAACGTGATGCACGCGATGCAACCGAACGGCGACATGCAGTACGGGCAGATTGGCGCGCGCGGAATGAAGTTCTCCAGCTGCTGGCTCGAGCGCGACGCTGGCGAAGAGGCCGGGTTTCTGCGCGAGGGCGGCTACGAAGAGCAACCCTTCATGGCTCCTCGGTGGAGCGTCGTGGGTGTCGACGTGTACGGGCGCGGACCTGGGCACAGGGCGCTCGGCGACATCAAGGCGTTGCAGCTCGTCGAGCGCCGAGAGCTTCAGGCACTCGAGAAGCTGGTCGACCCGCCCATGAACATGCCCGAGCACTACCGCGACCTGCAGGTGTCGCTGCGCCCGGGCGCGCAGGTCTACACCGACGGCATGCGGCCGAACGACGGCGCTCGACCGGCGCTCACCATCGACCCGCGCGCGGTCGAGTATGCCGAGGCCCGCGTGCGCGCTGTCGAGCGCCGAATCGCGAAGTGCTTCCACGCTGACTTGTGGATGATGCTGGCCCAGGTCGAGGCCGGGAAGATGACCGCGACCGAGGCGCAGCTGCGCAAGAACGAGGCGATGCTGCAGCTCGGCCCGATGCTCGAGCGCTTCCACAACGAATGCCTCCGCCCGATGAACCGGCGCGCCTTCAACATCATGATGCGCCGCGGGCTGCTGCCGGAGCCCCCGAAGGAGTTGCTCGGCGTCGAACTGCGCGACGAGTACATCAGCATCCTCGCGCAGGCCCAGAAGGCGGTAGGCATTCAGGGTATTCGCGAGGTGACGAGCTACGCCCTCGAGCTCGCCGACGCCCAGGTGAAGCTGGGGCAGCCTCCGACAGCGCTCGACAAAATCGACGTCGACGAGGCCATCGACCAATACATCAGCATGGTAGGCGCTGCCCCGAGCATCGTTCGCAGCGACGAAGAGGTGCAGGCGGCACGGCAGGCGCGGGCGCAGCAGCAGGCGCAGCAGGCCAAGATGCAGCAGATGCAGCAGGGCGCCGACACCGCGAAGACGCTCTCTCAGGCGGACACCGAGGGGGACAACGCTCTCACCCGCGTGCTCGGCGCGCTCGGGGTTCAAGGCGGCACAAACCTGCCATCGTAAGAATCTCCCCCAGCGGGCCGACGCTTTGCCTCACCATGCGTCGACCCTCCGCGTTCCTCCTGTTCGCCGCCGTCGCAGCCGCTTCGGTCTTCATCACCACCCACCCGGCTCACGCACAGCAGCGGTGCGGAACCAACAAGCTCTGCATCGGCGACAAGAGCACCGAGATTCACATGAAGGGCCTGACGTACTTCGAGGGGCCCGACTCGGCGAATGACGGCGGCAACGGCGTGGTGTTCAGCGGGCGCGGCACTCTGATTTACGACTTCGCTTCACTCACCTCGACCTCGGCGGCGCTCAACACCGTCTGCGCTGAGAGCTCCGCGGGCACGGCGACCGGGTGCAGGTTCGGGGACCAGGTCCTTCTGGGCATCGATCAGGCGCCGGTGAACGCGTTCGGCACTATCTCGGCCTACGTCAGCGCGGCCGACCAGTTCAAGGTGCGAGCGTGCGCGGTCGGCGTCACCGACGGCGGCACGTTCGACATGCCGGATGCCTCGTACACCGTGCGCTGTGTACGGTGAGCGACGAGCCGCTCGACGCGGCCGGGCGTGACCTCAAGCTCGAGGCCGAGCAGCGCGACGCAGACCTGAAGGCGGTTGTCGACACGCCAGCGGGTCAGCGGCTCCTCGCGCGAATTCTCGACAACTCGCGCTTTGGCCGTGCCAGCTACGCGGGCGAGCTCACGCACGCGACCGCCTTCAACGAGGGCGTGAAGCGAATGGCCGATCTCCTCGACGCCGAGGTGCGGCGCGTGTCGTTCAATGCATGGGTGCGCGTGCACCTCGAGCTGACCGCGCTCAGGGCCCCTCATCAGAATCCCCCACAGCCGGTTGACGCTTCCCACCAATGAGCGACGGCGCCGGCGCAGACGCGAGCGAGACCACGGTCGGCGGCGGTGCCGATGCTGCCGCGGTCGCCGCAGACACAGCGTCGAAGGGTACCGAGAGCACGCTCGTCGGCGGCAGCGAGAAGCAGGCCGCTGGCGACAAGGGCGCAGAAGGCACCACCGAGAAGGCTGGCGAGAAGAAGGCCGACACGAAGGCCGAAGCGCCCAAGCCGGTCGAGTGGGAGAAGTGGAGCCCGAAGGCCATCGAAGGCCTCGAGCGCCCCGCCGAGCAGCTGAAGGCCGCCCGCGACATCTTCCAGAAGCACGGTTTCTCAGCGGAGCAGGCGCAAGCGGTCGTCGACCTGAGCGACTCCTTCGCTCGCGAGCAGGCGCAGTCGGACATCGCTCACCTCGAGAAGGTGCAGACCGGGTGGCGCGAGTCCCTGAAATCGGACTCCGACTACGGCGGCGCGCACCTCAAGTCGACCGCCGCCGATGTTGAGCGCGTGATGAAGCGCTTCGACGGCCGCCCCTACATGGCGGAGCTGCGCCGCGACCTCAACGAGACGCGGTTCGGTGACCACCCGGGCCTCATCAAGCTGCTCGCCGACCTCGGGAAGTCGATGCGCGAGGACAAGGTCATCACCGGCACGCAATCAGGCTCGTCGCAGACTTTCCTCGACCAGCTCTACCCGACCTCGGCGAAGTCCTGAAGGAGAACTGACGAATGGCAACCGAAGCCGCCAACACCTCGCTGCCCACCCTGCTCGATGCTGCACGTCTGAAGGACCCCGACGGCAAGCAGGCGAAGGTCATCGCCCTTCTCCAGGGCCGAAACGCGTTGCTCGAGGACGCAGTCGCCGTCGAGTGCAACCGCGACACCGGCTACCAGTGGACCGTCGACACGGAGCTTCCCAGCGTCGAGTGGCGCCCCGTCAACGCGGGCGTCGCGCCGAGCAAGGGCACCTCGAGCCAGATGGTCGAGACGTGCGGCCTCCTCGAGACTTCCAGCCAGGTCGACATCGAGTTGCTCAAGCTCGGCAACAACGAGCAGGTCATCCGGTTCGACCAGGCGCGCAAGCACCTGACCGCGATGAACCGCGAGCTCGAGCGTGCGCTCGTGTACGAATCGCAGAAGGACCACCCCGAGCGGCTCACCGGCTTCATTCCCCGCTACACCTCGCTCAGCCAGAACTGGCACGAGCAGATCATCAGCTCGCAGATTTCGCACTCGGGCAGCGACGGAACGTCCGTCATCGCCGTGTGCTGGGGCCCCGACAGCTGCCACCTCATCTACCCGAAGGGGACGGTGGGCGGCGTCGAGCACAAGGACATGGGCGAGCAGCGCGTCACCGACGCGGCGGGCAAGCGGCTCACCGTGAAGGAAGACGTCTGGACGGCGCGCCTGGGGCTCGCGATTCCCGACCCGCGCTTTGTCGCGGTGCTGCGCAACATCGATACCGGGGCGATCGCGAAGACCGGGAAGCTCCTCATCGAGGACATGATTTCGCTGCAGGAGCAGATCGAAGACGAGAAGATGGGACGCTGCGCCTTCTACTGCAACCGCCTGGTGCGCACGTACCTGCGGCTGCAGACGGCCGACACGGTCGCCGGAGCGGGCCCGGTCCACTTCGACGAAATCGGCGGCAAGAAGGTGCTGATGTTCGGCGGGTGGCCCGTGCGGCGCTCCGACGAAATCCTCAACACCGAGTCGTACATCAGCTGAGAGCGCACAAGGAGCCACGCACATGTACATCGATGCCGCCAACCGCTTTTCGGACGCCCAGAGCCTCGCGGGTGTCGCAGCGGGCACCGCGCTCTCGGAGAAGAGCATTTACGTCGGAACGGCTGCGACCGTGCCGGGCATGACGTCTGCGACGCCGGTGAACGACCCGGGCCGTGGCGGAGAGAAAGAGATTCTCTGCCAGGTAGTGGAGGACTTCGACAGCGCGGGCGACGACACGACGCTGTTCGTCGAGCTCGTGCAGGCCGACGACGAGGGGCTGACCACGAACCTCGCGGTGCTCAACCGCACCCCCATCATCGCGCAGGCCACGATGGTGAAGGGCTACAACTTCCGAATGGGCACCGTGCCGCCGGGCGTCAGTCAGGCGTACCTGGGCCTGCGGTTCAACGTGGGCACTTCAACGCCGACCGCCGGGAAAATCACCGCGGGCCTCGTCGAGTCGCTGCGCGAGGCTTCACTGAGCGCGATGTGAGCTGAAGGAGAACACGACCATGGCCGCCGCCGACAAGACCCCCGCCGCCCCGCCGACCGCCCCGCCTGCCGCCCCTGCGGCGAAGGCGAAGCGGTACCTCGTCACCGCGAACTGCTACCGAGACGAGCTCGGCGGCTTCCACAAGCGCGGGAGCTACGTCACGATTCCGGCCGGCTCGAAGGCCGTGCCCTCGCAGACGTGGACCGAGGTCGACGACAACGGCAGGCCCGTGGTCGGCGGACAGGTCGCGAAGCCGATCGCCAAGTTCGTCGAGTCGAAGAAGGCTCTCGCCGCTGGCGGCGTCGGTGCCGACCCGATGGAACGACTCACCAGCGCCCTCGAGAAGCTCGTCGGCTCGAAGGGCTGATTCCGAGAGGAGGTAGCCCGTGCCCACAGCGGAAGCCGCCGTGTGCAACGTGGCCCTCGTCCGCATTGGGCATACGCAGCTGCTCGAGAGCCTCTCCGGCAGCGACGTCGTCTCGAAGACGTGTGCCGCGCTGTTCCCGTTCACGCGTGACCAGCTCCTGCAGGCGCGCCCTTGGCCCTTCGCCACGCTCCGCCGTGCGCTCGCCGTGCTGGCAGACGATGCGGCCGACGACGAGCACCGCGACGGGTGGGACTTCACCTACGCCCTACCCGCCGACTGCATCGCCCCGCGGTACATCTGGAACGGCGGGCAGGAGAACCCCGGCGAAGACCAGACCATCCCCTACCGCATCGAGTCGTCACGCGACCTGAAGAGCCGCGTGTTGCTCGCGAACTTCGACGACGCGCAGCTCGTCTACACGGCGAAGGTGGTCGAGGTGCCCAGGTGGGACCCCCTCTTCGCCGAAGCAGTAGCCATGAAGATGGCGGCAGACCTCGCGCTGGGCATCGCGAAGAAGCCGCAGCTCGGGCTCGAGTTGATGCGGGCCTTCCAGATGTCGCTCACCGTCGCCTCGGCCTCGGCGGGGAACCAGCAACAGGCGCTGCCGCGGCCAGAGAGCATCTTCGAACGCGGGAGGCTGTGAGTGCCCGCCATTCGGCAGACGAACTTCAGGGCCGGTGAGCTCTCCCCGCTGCTGTGGGGGCGCACCGACCTGCCGGTGTTCGGCGCCGGCCTGCGCACCTGCCGAAACTTCTTTCCGACGAAGCAGGGCTCGCTGATGTCGCGACCTGGCACCACCTACGTGGGCGGCGCGAAGGGCGTCGATGACCCCGGGCTCGGCGAGCGAGACGGTGGGCAGGCGCGGCTGATTCGCTTCGACTCTGGCGACGAGCTCTACGAGTCGTACGCCCTCGAGGTCGGTTTTCGGTACATGCGCTTCATCGCGAACGGCGGCATCGTCGAGAGCGTGCCCGGAACGCCCTACGAGATTGCCACCCCGTGGAGCAACACCGAGATTTGGGAGCTTCAGTACGCGCAAATCGGCGACGTGCTCGTCATCGTGCACCCGAATCACGACCCGTACGAGCTCGTGCGGCACGGACATACCGACTGGGAACTGAGGAAGTTCCGATTCAAGGCGTACGAGCCGTTCGACACTGGGCGCGTGGGCTTCACCGTCGTCACGCCGGACAACTGGGCAGCGTCCACCATCTACGTGCTCGGCGCGATGGTCGCCAACGGCGGCAAGGTCTACGAGGCCATCGCCACGACCGGAGACCAGAAGTCGGCGGGCTCCGGCGGCCCGGCCGGAACCGGCGAGGTCATCGTCGACAACCACGTGACGTGGAGCTTCGTCGGCATCGTGAATCAGACCGACACATCGCACCTCGGCCGCGAGTGGCAATGGCGGTGGACCGCGCTGGTGCGCGACAACGAGACCAACGCGCTCTACGAGACGCTGTCGCTCCCCGTCACCGAAGAGTTCGACGGCAGCGACTACGACGACTCCGCGGCACCCATCATCGACTTCTTCGCCATCTACCCCGACATGCCGGTGCGGCTGCGGCGACCAACCACCGCCAGCCTCGGCAGCCCGCCCGAGGGCTCCGATACGTACACCATCGAAGAGTTCCTGCTCTACCGCGGGCGCGGCGGGCTCTTCGGCTTCATCGGCAGCACGAAGACGACCGAGTTCATCGACTTCGGTGACGCGCCCAACTACGCGGTGCAGCCGCCGCAGGGAAACGAGCCCTTCGGAGACGCGACCGAGGCGACCGGAGTCCCAGCGCCCTTCGACACCCGGCGGCTCGACCGGCCATCTGCCGTCGCCTTCTTTCAGCAGCGCATCGTGTTCGGCGGGCTCACGCGGTCGCCGCAGGACGTCTTCGCCTCGAAGACGGGCGACTTTCAGAACTGGGACGAGAGGAAGTACCTCGATTACTCGGGTGAGCCCCTGCACTTCCAGCTCGCGGCGACGCGCCGTCAGAAGATGCGCTCCTTTGCGCGCCTCGGCCGCTTCCTCCTGAGCCAGACGAGCGCGGAGCAGTGGTACATCGGAGGAGTTCAGGGGAGCCCGCTCGACTTTGACAGCGTCGACGCCGACGTCATCGAGCCGATCGGCTCGCTCACCATCGGCGCATTGCTCATCGAGGGCGCGGTGCTCTTCGCCCGGGCCAAGGGGTTCGGCGTTCGCGCGCTGATGCCGGGCGGGCAGAACGAGTCACCGTTCAGCGGGGTCGACGTCTCTGTCACAGCGGAGCACCTCTTCCGCGGCAAGAACAAGGGAATCGTCGATTGGACCCACCAGGAAGACCCGTTCGGGCTCACATGGGTGGTGCGCGAAGACGGGCAGCTGCTCTCACTCACCTTCACGAAAGACAGCATCGGGTGGGCGCACCACGACACCGACGGCGTCGTCGAGTCGGTGTGCTCCATTCCCGAGGGCACCGAAGACGCGGTCTATCTGGTGGTGGTGCGACAGGTCGGCGACACCTACAAGCGGTACATCGAGCGCATGACGTCGCGGGTTCTCTACGAGGGCCCCGCTCTCGACGACGAGGGCAACGTCACGCCCGCAGACGACATCTGCATCGACTGCGCGAAGCGGTACTACGGGGCTCCGGCGCGGCACATCACGGGGCTCGACCACCTCGAGGGCCGCGACGTCTGGGTCATCGGGCCGCACCTCGACCCGTTGGGGCCCTTCACGGTCGCCAGTGGCGCAATCGACATGGGCGACGTGGTGCCGGCGAACGTCACCGCAGAACTCGGCGTGGCTGCGCTCCTCGTGTACGTCGGGCTGAAGTTCACCTGCGACCTCGAGACGCTCGACATCGCGAGCAGTGACGCGCGGCTCAGGCAGAAGACCGTCTCCTTCGTGGGCTTCGAGGTCGACGAGACCCGCGGCATCAAGGGCGGCATAGACTTCGACCACCTCGACGAGTTTGACCGGCGCGACCTCGACGGCGGCTACGACCCCATCGGGAATGCGACCGCGCTCGTCTACCGGCCCGTGCCTGCTGAGTACAACCAAAGCGCTCGACTCTGCCTTCGTCAGGACTTGCCTCTTCCCATCACCGTGATTGCTGTGACGCGAGAGGTCGACGTTGGGGGCTCAAGTGGCCTCTGAGCTTCAGGTGGTGCCGGCGAGGCTCGAGCACGCGATGCAGTTCGCTCCGATGCTGCGCGCTGGCGAGCTCGACGAGCTCGTGGCCCAGGGCTTCCCATCTGCCGAGCAGGCGCTCGTCGACGGCATCTGCGACTCCGACGAGGCGTGCACCGTGTTCGACGGCGACAAGCTGGTGGCGATGTTCGGGGTCGCGCCTGACCGCACAGCGCAGGTGACAGTCGTCGGCGGGCGTCGCGTTGGGGTCGTCTGGTTCCTCACCGGCGAGGGCTTCCAGCGTTCCGTGCGCCGCGGTCTTCGTGTCGCGCGGCGGGCCGTCGCCGCGATGCTCGGCCTCTACCCGGTGCTCATCACCGTCATTGATGCTCGCTACCTCGGGGCCGTGCGCTGGGCGCGATGGCTCGGCTTCACCATTGGTATCGCGGTGCCGTGGGGGCCGCTCGGTATGCCATTTCACCCCGCTGTGATTCGGAGGCCTGCATGAGCGGCATCTTCAGCGGAGCATCGGACATCGTGGGCGCGGGCTTCCAACTCGACGCCGAGCAGAAGCAGAACAATCGAGACCTGCAGCGGCAAAACCTGGCCTCCGATGTCGGCACGGAGCAGGCCCAGGAGAAGGGCAACTACCAGGCGGCGCAGATTCGGCAGCAGGTGGCGCAACTCGGGGCCAAGCAGCGCACCGCATACGCGAACAGCGGCGTAGACTCGACCGTGGGCACCGCGGCACAGGTCCAGGCGAACACCTCGATGCAGGGCGAGCTCGACGCGCAGATGGCGAAAAACAACGCCGCGCGCGAGGTCTGGGGCTACCAGCAAGCGAAGAAGCAGGCCCAAGAGGACTTCCAGGCGAAGAACGATGCGGCAAGCCGCAAGGCGGCGGGCACTGTGGTGGGTGGCGCAGGGAAACTCGCAGGCGGCGTGGCTTCGCTCATGGGTGGCGGATGAAGGTCGAGGGCTACGGCGAGCAGAAGGTCGGCCCCGAGCAGGCACGCGTGCCGGTCGCCGGCGTGCCGCGAGAGACCGGCTTCGAGGCCATCTCGCGCGCCGGAGCTGGGCTTGATGCAGCCGCCGGTGCGGTTGAGCAGCAGTACAACAAATACCAGCACGAGGCCGCGGTCACCGACGCCCGCGACGCGCTCACTCAGCTCGAGCAGCGGCAGACGGCACGCATGTACGGCGACACGACCGGCGTCTTGCCGACGACTGGCAACCGTCTGGGCGAGCCTGGAGACCAAGGCACCTCGACCGAGGGCTTCCTCGCCACCCGCGGCAAGTCGGCTGCGGAGCAGAGCAGCAAGGTGCTCTCCGACTTCGACGGCGACGTCACCGACATCAGCGACAAGCTCTCGAGCCCAGCCGCCCAGAAGATTTTCCAGGCCGAGGCGAAGGGCCGCTACGCGGAGATGCACCGCGCGGTCGAGGCGCACGTCAGCCGCCAGGTTGAGCAGGCGAAGGCCGACAGCCTGGCCGCGGCTTCCGATGAGGCGGTGCGTGCGGCCGCTGTCGACCCGGGCAACGATGGTCTCGCACAGGACCGCATCGCAAGCGTGGTGGGCGCAGCTCACGGCATGGGCGGCAGCGAAGACGCCATCAACACGAAGACGCTCGAGGTGCAGCAGCGCGTGGCGATGGCGCGCATCGATGCGCTCCTCGCGCGCAAGGACGTGCAGCGGGCCGAGGAGGTGCTCGACGCGGGCAAGTGGGCGTTGGGCGCGCAGCTCGACAACTACAAGGACAAAGTCGCGAAGGTGAAGGGCATCGTTGAGACCGAGCGCTTCGTCACAGACGCCGTTCAGCACGCTCGCCTCCCGAGCGGGCAGGTCGACGAGTCGGCGGTGTTGCGCGCTGTCGACGCGATGCCCGACGAGGCGGCCCGAGCGCGTGCCGAGCCCATCGCCGCGCAGCACCTGCTTCGCGCCAAGAAAGCGTACGAGGCCGACACGCAGCAACTCGTGCAGCAGTCGCGGCAGATGGTCTTCGAGCAGGGGTGGGCGAGTTTCTCCGCATCGCCGCAGGCCGAGCAGCTCTTCATTCGGAACCGCGAAGAGTTCGATGCGATGCGGAACCGCGACGAGAAGGAGCTCAACGCGCTCGAGCGCAAGCAGCGCATGCGCTCAAACAACCGCGCGGCCATTCGTGAGCAAGGTGAAATCGACAAGACCGCGCAGGCCGAGTGGGGCACCGAGCTCGCTCGCGACACCAACGCCTCGCTGAAGGATTTTCTCGCCGACCACCCGGGGTTGAGCAAGCACATTCCCGCGACGCTCGAGAAGCAGCAGGCCGTGCAGCAGAAGGTCGAGAAGGCCGGCCTTGCCGAGCACCAGAACGCATTCGTGTCCGACTACATGGCGGAGGCCCGCTACCGCATGCCTGCCTTCACCGGCAAGCCGGCCGAGGTGAAGCAGCAGGAGCGCGATTGGGAGCAGGCACAGCGCGACGCGGCCACGAACGTGTACACGCGGCAGATGGAGCAGAACGGCGGTAAGGCGCCCACCGCGAAGGAGCTCGACGCGGAGAAGGCGCGGCTGATTCTGAAGCTGCCGCCGGTGAGCACCGACCCCGCGCAGCTGCAGCAGCAGGTCGACGCGATGAATCGGGTACTCCGCGGTCCGCCATCGAAGGCGCCGCCTGTGCCTACTGGCATCTTCAAGACCGACAAGAACGGCGTGCGCTGGGAGAAGCTGAGTGACGGCACCGCGCGGCGGGTGAAGTGATGGCCGACACGGCACCGATGTTCGACGACATCGAGGGTTCGGCCGACGCGCCCGCGACGGCCCCCAGCTTCGACGCGATCGAAGACGTCAATGGGGTGCAGGTCGATTCACCCCCTCAGGCCAGCGCGCAAAATCAGCCTCAATCGCCCGCGACCGAATATGCGCCCGTTGACTTCGCACAGCAGCTGAATGCACCGGCCGAGGTCGAGCCCGCGCTGCTGCCTGACCCGAACAAGGGGCTCTTTGAGGACGCCAATCGCATTCGCTCCATCTTCAGCGGCCCCACTGCGCCGACCACCGAAGACGGCGTCGACAAGCACTCTCAGATTCTGCAGCTGCGGCAGCGCACCGGGCTCTCGTACCAAACCATCGCGGAGAAGCTGCCCGAGTTTCAGAAGCAGTGGGAGCTCGCGCAGACGGACCCGGTCGAGTGGGTGCGCCACAACCCCCAGCTCGCCGACTACGTGCTGCGCAACCCCGAGGCCGGAACGATGGTTCCGTACGACCCGGGGCTCGACAAGGTCTCGAAGGCGCTCAACGCCATCACCGGCTTCATCTTCCCGAGCGCGGCCGACGTCGAGGCCGTGCGCCGCGCCACCACGTACACGGACCCGTTCACCGGCAAGAAGAGCGTGCCGGGAGCAGGCAGCGCGGTCGACGCCGCAGCCACCTCAGAGTCGGTGCACATCAAAGAGCCGCAGGCGGGGCTCGCGAGGCAAGACGAGAAGAGCAAGGCCATCAATGAGAGCACGTTCGGCGGAGCGCTCGCCGTCGGGCAGCGCGAGAAAGAAGCCGTCGCCGGCATCAACGCGAACCTCACATGGTGGGAGATTGGGAAGCGCCGGCACGCCCCGGGCGAGCCGAAGCCCACGGCGCTGCTCGAGCAGCAGGCGCTCGACTTCGAGTCCAACGCGCAGCCCCGAGACTTGCAGCAGGGCGAGGTGGGCAAGGTGCTCTCGAGCGCGGCCAGCGGAGCGGCCTCGAGCATCATGGCCACCGGCGACATGCTCAAGGGCGCAACGGGCGGCGCGCTCATCACCGGCACCATCGGGGCCGGCATCACACTGCTGGGCACCCGCTCGCCCGCGCTCGCCCGCGCGGCCTTCCTCGAGTCGGCTGGCGTCGGCGCGAAGCTCGGCGGCAAGGGCGGCGCGTACGCCTTCACCGTGCGCGCTGAGGGTGGCGCCTACTACCGCGAGCTGCTGCAGGCGAAGCGCGACGACGGCTCTGCGGTGCCTGAAGACGAGGCTTGGGCCGGCGCGATGATTGTCGGCAACCTGAACGCGGCCATCGAGGTGGGCACCATCAACCCATCGCTCGCCGTGTGGGGCGGCGTCGGCGAGCTCATCAAGAGCGGCTCGCGCAAGGCGGCCGTCGCCGAACTGCTGAGAAACGGCGCGTTCCGCAACGCCTCGAAGCGCCTCGCGAAGCAGTGGGCAGAAGCGACGCTGACCGAGTCGGGCGAGGAGACTCTTCAGAATCTCACGAAGCAGGCGGCCAGCTACTTCCTGGGCACGCAGAAGGAGGTCAGCCTCGCGGAGGGCGTGAAAGAGGGGCTCGAGGCCGTGCCGTCGTCGGCGCTGCTCGCGACCACCGGCGCAGCCTCGCAGCACATCCAGTCGTCCGCCTTTCAAGCGGTGACCGGCGTCGGCGGTGCGGTGACCGACGAGATGCGAGCTCGTGCGGGCCTCGAGGTGTCGCAGCACCTGCAGCGCTCCGACGACGCCCACCAGTCCGCGGCCATCGTCCACGAGCTCGCCAACTTCGACGTCCACGACAGCCCCGTCACCAAGGCCGACCCCGAAGGCATCGCACAGGCGCTCCAGAGCGGCGGCCTGGGTCCGAGCCTCTACATCACCACCGACGCGTACGTGAAGTTCAACCAGGGCGCCAAGGTTGACCTGGAAACGGCGGCGAAGCGCGACCTCGGCCCTGACGGCTACCAGCGCCTCAAAGAGGCCGTGGCGACCGGGCAGCCCCTGGAAGTGCCATCGGCGAAGTACCTCGCCGACTGGTCGACCGAGCAGAAGCAGGCGCTCGAGCCGCACACCACCACCCGCGCAGACCTACCCACGCCGGCGGCTGTCGACAAGAAGGAGTTCGACGGCAAGGTGCAGGCGCTCCTCGACGCCATGGAGAAGGGGCCGGTCGAGCCCGAAACCCCCGGTGAGGCCGCGTTCCTCGACGTCGCAGAAGCGCAGCTCGAGATGAGCAGCAACGATGGGGACCCGCAGAAAGCCCGCCAGAAGATGGAACTCATGCGCGCCACCGTGCGCGTGTACTCAGAGGTCTTCGGTCAGAGCGCCGACGAGCTCTTCAAGAACTTCGCGCTCCACGTGAGCGCCGGCCTCGACCCCACCATGGAGGAGGTGCTGCAGGCCAGGAACGAGAAGCTCAGCGCCACCGACCGAGCCGAAGAGCTGTTGCGCGACGAAGGTACGGGCCTGCCGAATGAGGCGGCAATGGCCGCGACGCGTGCGCCTGAAGGCAAGCCGCTCGTCGGCCACCTTGCGGTCGAGGGCTTCAAGTGGCTCAACGACCAGGTCGGTCACGACAAGGCCGACCTCCTCGCGCGCGCCGTCGGCGTGGCGCTGAGCGGTGTCGCTCAGCCGTTCAAGCTGGGCGGCGCGAACTTCGGCTTCTACGTGAAGGACCAGGCCGAGCTCGACAGCATCGCCGAGAAGGTGCGCGCCGCGATGCCTGCCCAGCTGCGCGGCTTCGACATCACCGCGGCCGTGGGCAAGACGGTGGGCGAGGCCAGTGCTCTGAATCAGACGAACATCGACCAGGCGGTGAAAGAGGGGGCTCGCGCGAACACCAGGCCACCGCACCCCACCCTTCCCGGCGAAAGCGCGAAGGCGGAGCGGCCGAAGGGGCTGCCTGCCGATCTCGCGCCAGAGTCCCTCGCGTTCCCCGAGAACAAGGCGTCAGGCGTCATCGCGCCTGAGGCCGTCGAGTCGGTGACGAAGCTCACGCCAGAGGACTACTTCAAGCGTGCCTACCGGGACCCGGTCACGGGCGAGTGGACCGAGCGCGCGTGGAAGGCGATGCGGCGCAAGGCGCACGTCGCGATGATTGACGTCGCCGGTCTTGGCAACGTGAACGCGGCGCTCGGCAAGGCCGGCGGCAACGAAATGCTGCGCCGGGTCGGCTTCGAGGCGCAGTCGATTGACGGCCACCGCGTCGACTTCACTCACCTGCACGGCGACGAGTACTGCGCTCAGAGCGATGACCCCGTCGAGCTCGAGGGCTTCCTTGATCAGCTGCGCGCCAACCTGTCGACGCAACCTCTGGTCTACACAGACCCCAAGACCGGCAAGTTGAAAGCGCAGCCCATCGCGTTACATACTGGCCTCGGTGAGCGAACTCTTGAAGCAGCAGACGCAGACCTCAACGCCAAGAAAGCAGCCGCTCGTCGAGCCCGGGAAACTGGCCTCGTTCGTCGCGGGAGTGAACATGCTGGATCCGGACGTGCCGCCGGAAGTGAAGCAGGCGGCGCTGCGAGAGCGGAATCGGGATCCGGTCGCAGCCATGAAGAAAAACCCGGCGGAGTACCAGAAGCTCTACGCGGAGCTCCGGGCGACTCCGGGGTACGGGACCGACTTTCTGTAGAAGAGCAGCAGCTCGACTTCCTCAAGTCGAAGGCCGCGAACGCTCGCGCACCTGAGGCCAAGAAGGCGTGGCGCGAGATGCTCGCGTGGGCCGAGGGCGACCGCAAAGGCGAATTCCCTTCAGTGCCCTGGCGCTTCGAGAGCGCCGCGTGGGCCGCGGTGGGATTCGGTGACCCGAAAGGTTTCGCGGGCAACGAGGCCGGCACGGACCTGCGCAAGGCGATGGGTGGTCGAGGCCGCGTCAACAACGCGCGCAACAAAGACATCGGGCTGAGCGGCAACGCCCGCGACATGGCTGATCAGCGCAAGCGCGTGCCCGGCTCACAGGGCTTCTTTCAGGAGCCGAACGAGACGACGCTCTTCTACGACATGAGCCCGGAGCCCCAGCGCTTCGAGCAGTCGAACAAGCAGACCGAAACGCCAGCGTTCAAGAAGTGGTTCGGCGCGTCGAAAGTGGTCGACGAGAGCGGGCAGCCACAGGTCGTCTTCCACGGCAGCGCATACACGGGCGCTCCTGGCGCCGAAGCCTTCAGCGAGACGCTGCAAGACAAGACGGCGCTGTTTGGGCCCGGCTTCTACTTCACGGTCAACCCAGACGTTGCCAGCACCTATGTCGACAAAGAGGCGACGGCGATCGGCAAGAAGGGGGAAACACCCGGCGTGGTTCCGGCGTACCTGTCGATCAGCACGCCGTTCGACGTCGACGCGCACGCAAGCGCTCTGGTGCCACAGCTGAAGAAGTTCAGGGCCAAGACGCCGCCAGCGACCATCAAGCGAATGATCGACTCGGCGCTCAAGGACGAGACGGGCATCGGCAGCGCTGATGGCGTCGGCACGTGGATCGACAACACGGAGTGGGCCTACCGAATCGCCGATGGGATGAAGAAGACCGGCGACGAAATCGCTCGCCCACACTTCGACTACATCCTCTCAAAGGCGCGCGACTACATCGTCAAGGGCATCACGTCCGGCGAGTTCGAGACGGGCGAAGACGTGATCAAACACATCGAGCACAACGTGTTCGAGGTCATGCAAGACCACGCCGGCAACGTTCGCCAGGTGCTCGAGATGCTCGGCTTCGACGGCATCACGCACACGGGCGGTGGCCGACTGGGTGGCGGCGACAAGATGCACAAGGTGTGGATCGCCTTCAAGCCGACGCAGATCAAGTCTGCGCTCGGCAACAAGGGCACCTTCGACCCCAACAATCCCAGCATTCTGGAGTCGGCGGGCAAGAACAAGGGCGAGGGCCCGCGCGGGCACACCGAGATTTTCAACGAGGGCCTGCGCCGCGTCTACAACGTGGTGCTCAACCCGAAGGCAGACCTGTCGACGTTCCTTCACGAGAGCGCGCACGTCTTCCTCGACCTGATGAGCAACCTCGCGTTGCGGCCGGATGCGCCCGATCGCGTGCGCACCGACTTCGCTGCGGCGCTGAAGTACCTCGGCGCGAAGAACGCTGAAGACCTCAAGCTCACCACCGGCAAGGAGGACGACCCCGCCCGCCTGCGCCACGAGAAGTGGGCCACCGCCTTCGAGCGCTATCTCTTCGAGGGCAAGGCGCCGAGCGTGAAGCTCGAGGGCGCGTTCGCTCGCTACCGCCTGTGGCTCTCGCGCGTCTACGGGCGCGTCGAGGCGGCGGTGCCCGGCGCTCACATCAACGACGACATCAGGCGCGTGTTCGACCGGATGCTCGCCACCGACGCGGAAATCGACGAGCAGAAGAAGCGCATGGGCCACGTCGCACCGATGGCGGCGAACGTGCTCGGCCTCACTCCAGAGCAGTTCAAGGCTCACATCGAAGCGGGCATCGAGGCGACCTCGCACACGCGCAAGCGGGTCGACATGGCCGTCGCGAAAGATGTGCTCCGCGAGAAAGAGGCGTGGTGGAAGGAAGAACTTCGAGCCGAGCGCGAGAAGGCGAAGGGCGACTACGAGCAACTGCAGGCGCGGCAGGTTCAGCAGGCGCTCGCGAACAAGGGCGACATCAAGACCGGCCCGCTCGACAAGGCGAAGGTGGTCGCGGCCATCGGTGCGCCGGCGGCGAAGAAGTTGGGCGCGGCGGCGACGAAGACCGGCGGCGCGGACCCCGGCCCGATCGCCGAGTTCTTCGGCTTCAAGACGGTCGAGGAGATGCTGAAGGCGCTGCTCGAGCTGAAGCCAAAGAACGAATGGGTGAACGAGACGGCCGACCAACGCATGGCCGAGAAACACCCCGAGCTGCTCGCCGAGCGCACGAAGCTGCAGCAGATGGTCGACGCCGGCCTGCACGGTGAGCTCGACGCGAAGTACCTCGAGCGCGAGCTCATGCTGCTCTCGGCCAAGATGACGGTGCCCGGTCAGCCGCTGCACGCGGCACAGGTGGCGCCCATCGAGACCGCGAAGGCGGCGGCGAAGCAGAGCGTCGAGACCCGCTCGGTGCGCAAGCTCGACGCGAACGCAGCCCTCGAGGCCGAGCGGCGCGCGGCGACCGCGGCGCTCAAGGCTGGGGCTGCGGGGAACGTGGCGAAGGCGTTCAACCTGTACCTGCAGCGCATGACGAACTTCTACGCGTGGAAGGGCCTGCTCGCTGCGCGCGAGATGCGCGACGCGTTCCTCGACCTGGCGGGTGAACTCGGCAGTCAAAAGGGCATGTCGCGGCTCGGCAAGGGCTCGCCGGTCTATCGAGACCAGGTCGCCGCGGCGCTCGGTGAGCTCGGCTTGGGCGAGGAGACCGGGGAGCCGTTCTCACCCGACGCTGTCGTTACACAAATGCGCGCCGACACAGACGCGGGCCGCACGGTGGTGGAGTCCATCGACCCCGAGGTGCTGAGGTCCATCTTCGCGAAGGTGGCTCGGTACGGTCGAGGTCGGCCGAAGGGACTGCAGTACACGGTGCTCACTGTCGCTGAGCTCCGACACGTGAAGGACATGCTCGAGAGCATCAAGGCTGCCGCCAAGAACGTCTCGACGGCCGTCGTTGACGGCAAGCGCATCGAGTTGCAGGAGGCCGTCGACCTCACGAAGGCGGCCATCGAGCGCTCGCTGCCTCCCCTGCCCCCGCGGCCCGAGCGCGGCGCAGGCGGGCCGTCTGATGAGCTGTCGACCTTTGGGTCGTCCCTCGATGCGATGCAGCTACGCATCGAAACGATGCTGCTCCACTGGTTCGGCGGGGTGGAGAACTACGCGTGGAAGGCCATCGGGAAGCCGCTTCAGCAGGCGAAGCACGTCGAGGTCGACCTGTTGCGCGGACCCGTGAAGCAGCTGCTCGACGCGGCGAACAAGATTCCTTTCGCGGTGCTCAAGCGAGGCAGCGAGCTGATCGACGGCAACGCCCTCTTTCCCGGCTCGACGGCCGTCATGAACAGCATCGGCCTCGACAACCTCAACCGCCGTTGGCAGTTCGTCGAGTTGCTCAAGCACATGGGCAACGAGTCGAACAAGAAGAAGCTGCTCGAGGGCCGCAACATCACCGAGCAGCAGGTATGGGACGCCGCGCTGAAGCTGGGCATCACGAAGGAAGAGTACGACTACGTGCAGGCCACGTGGGACGCGGCGGAGTCGCTCAAGAAAGCGGCTTTCGACCTCGAGGAGAAGGACACCGGCATTCGGCCCGAGGAGGTGGTGGCCTCGCCGTTCAGCACGCCGTTCGGTCAGTACCGAGGTGGGTACCACCCCATTGCTTACCACCCGGCAACGCAGGTCGGGCAGCGCAACGAGCTCTCTCTCACACCGCAGGGCTACGCGTCGGTCGGCACAAGCAACGGCTCGCTTATCTCGCGCGTGGAGGACTTCACCAACGTCGTGAGCCTTGACCCGTACCAGATTCAGCGGCACCTGTTGATGACGGTGCACGACATCGCCTTTCGCCAGCCGCTGCGCTCCGTGGCGCTGGTGGTGCGGAGCAAGCCGGTGCACGCGGCATTGGTCGCTCGCGTCGGCGAGGCCCGTACCCGGGCGATCGAGAAGTACCTCGAGGACATCGGTCAGCAGCGGTCCGTCGAAGAGCCGAAGGTGTTGTACGCCACGATGCAGGCGCTCCGCGGCGTCATGTCGGTGAGCGTGCTCGGCTACTCGTTCGCCAACGCGCTCGAGGACGCCGTCACCGGCGTCGTGGGTGCGATGCCAGGCGGGAAGATCCAGCCACAGCACTGGGCCGCAGGCATGAAGGAGGTGATGGGCTCGCCTGTCGACAAGGTGAATCAGTACGAGGCCGAGTCGGGCGAACTGCGCTCGAGGCACAAGAGCCTCACGCGCGAGTTGAGTTCAGCCACCGCGAAGTGGACCTCGACTCTGCCAGCGGCCGCGAAGGTCGCCACGTCGTACGTGAAGGACCACGCCTTCGTGATGCAGGAAGCGACAGACCGCATGGTCTCGGCAGGTGTCTACGCTGCGGCGAAGCGGCAGGCTCTTGCGCAATACGAGCTCGCACCGACCGATGCGCAAGTCGCGCTCGCCATCGAAGAGGCTGAGGCGACGGTGCGCCTGCTGATGCCTTCGGGGCACGTGGTCGACTCGTCGATGCTGATGCGGAACAAGGGTCTCGCGGCGAGCATGTTCATCTTCTTCCGCTTCTGGAACACGCAGTACAACGTGAGCCGAACACTCACGGGGCGCGACGTCTTCGCCGGGAAGGACTTCAAGGCGCTCGCCACCATGGGCGGGTTGCTCTTCGCGAACGTGTTCGCCTATTCGATTCTCGGCTCACTGGCTCGCGGGCAGGGGCCAGACAAGGGCGAGGGCTGGGCGATGTGGTTCGCGCGCAAGATGACCACGGGCTCGATGGCGCAACTGCCCGTCTTCGGCGAACTCTCGGAGTACGTCTGGTGGAAGGTGTTCGGCGGCAACAAGCACGAGCCGCGCAACAACTCCATCGCGGGGATGACGTGGGCCATTGCCGAGCTCATCGCGAAGGCGTCGAACGGGGACGCCACGGCAGATCAGCGCCTACTCGCGCTCGCGAAGCTCGGCGGGCTCACGACGGGCGTTGTGCCGAACCAACTCATCAAGTCGGCCTCGTACCTGCTCGGGCTGCAGTCGGGAGAGTTCCACCCGCGCGGACCTGGCGACATCGTTGGCGGGGTGCTCTACGGGCAGAACAAGCACCCGGCCTCGAACCTCGCAACCATCGCGCAGGACCTCGCCTCTGGCGAGCCGCTGGGCACAGGCCCGCGGTAATCAGCACCCGCCAGCAGGGCAGCAGGTCAACCCGTAGTCGGTGCAGGAAGCGGAGCGCGTACAGGAAGCGGGAGCGGCGGCGCGCACCGTCTGCTCGACAGATGCCACCGTTCCCTCTTCGCAATAGTTCTGGCTGTACGGTTGTCGCGAGCTTCCCCCATCGACGCCGCTGCAGGTCTCGAAGCCCGAGCAGCCAAACTTGCGGAAGGAGCCAGCATCCCCACCGCCAGCGCCGGGCGGACCACACGCAATCAGAAGCAGCATGAGCAGAGCGCTTCGCATCTCTTGAGCCTACCTCGTAAGAATCCCCCCTACGAAACGCAAGCTGTCGCCGTGTGACGGTCGAGCTCACCCACAGCGAGGTGTCCTACGACGGCAACAACGTCACCACCGCGTTTCCGACCACCTTCAGGTTCCTCGAGAATGACCATCTCGACGTCGACCTGAGCACCGACGGCGGCACCACATGGACCGCGCTGGTCGAGGGCACCGACTACGAGGTGAGCGGAGCGGCCGACCCAGAACCGGGCGGCACCGTCACGCTCACGGGTCACGGCGCACTCCTGAGCGGCGAAAAGCTCCGCATCCAGCGAAACACCGACGACGTCCAGCCGACGACGTTCGGCGCCTTCACGAGCTTTTCCGCCAGCTCGCACGAACGCGAACTCGACCGCCGCACCCTTCGCTCGCAAGAGCTCGAGCGACGCATCGCAGCGCTCGAGGCCCTCGGCGATCTGGTGAGCGTCTCTGAGATTGCCGACGCCGTCGCCGTCGACGAAGAGCTCAGCCCGTCGGGCTCGGTCACGGAAATCGAAGATTTCTTCCCGTTTACGGTCGTGGTGCCGAACGGCGAGAACGCGCGCGCGGCATGCCTCTACGTGCTTGACGACGATCAGCTGAGCCCCGTGCCAGCTCCTGTCATCGCATGGAAGCCGGGCCCCGCAGCCAACCGCATCACGATTCTCCGCATCGATGGGCTGTCGGTCTCGGGTAGCGAAACGCAACCCTACCACCTGAAAGGGTTGGTGTTCTTCTGATGACCCCCATTCTTCTTCTGCCACTCGTCGCGCTCGCTGATGTCACATTTCACCAGGGCAGTGCGACGCCAACGAATGTCCGCGACATTCAGTGCGCGTCTGATGGCGGCATCTACTGCACGCGCAATGGCAGCGTCTCGTCGGGCACTCTGAGCTGCTCGAGCGCGACCTCAACCGAACGCGGCTGTGTCACGCCGACCGCCCAGACCTTCGCCGGAGACAAGACCTTCACCGGTTTCGTGAAGAGCCCAACTGTCGATGCGGGCATCGTGGCCGTGGGCACGATGGACCTCCGTGGAAACACCATCACCGGCGGATCGTCTGCCAGCCTCACAATCACCAGCAACGCCACGGACTCGGTGACGTCCAGTTCCACGGCTGCAATGACATTCGCTCTCGGGGCGGACATCACCAGCAGCGACTTGGGCTGGAAGTTCAAAGACTCGTCTGGCAACACTCGCATGTCCGGCACCGAGTCTGGAACGTGGAACTTCACCACGGTCGTCACCGACACCGGGGCCGCCACCGTCGCAGGCACCACCTTCGCGTTGACGACGGGCAGCGGCGGAGCCAGCTCGGGCGTTACGGTTGGCGGCACTGGCGGAAGCGTCACGGTGCAAGCCGGCACTGGCGGTGATTCTGCTGGCGCCGCCTTTGGTGGCAACGGCGGTGCCGTCTCAATCACAGCGGGCCCTGGCGGTGCTGACAACGGTGCTTTCCCAGGCGGCTCCGGCGGGGCTCTGACGCTCACTGGCGGCGCCGGAACGGGCGGCAACACGGCCGGCCCGGCGTCGCTGGTGGCCGGCGCGGGCGGCTCATCGAGCGTAGACCATGCGGCCAGCGCGGGCGGGCTCGCCAGCGTGACCGGCGGTCGTGGTGGCCATGGCGCTGCCGGCGGCGCCGCGCAGGCGGGCGGCGGAGTTACCATCACTGGCGGTCAGGGCGGGAACACCCTCACCGGGTCCGGCGCTGGCGCTGGCGGGGCGCTCACGATTCAATCGGGCGGCGGCGGTGTGGCGGGCGCAGGAACGGGCGGCTCTGGCGGCGCCATCACCATCGACACCGGCTCGAGCACGGGAGCCGCGACGGCTGGCACCGTCGACATCGGCATCACGAACGCAGGCACCATCACCATCGGCCGCTCAGGGCAGTCGACCGTTGTGAACGGCTACGGAGTAGCGACGACGCACGGCACCACCGTGCTCGCGATCGAGAAGGGCGCCACGGCGATGACCTCGAACGAGCTCGCGGTCACCTTCGCCACCGCCTTCGGCGCAGCGCCTTCGTGCAACTGTACACACGTGAACACGAGCAACACGAACGCGTGCAACATCAAGTCGGGCTCGGCACCCACGACCGCGGGCGTCACCTTCGCCGTGGCCTCTGGTGGCACCGACGTCGTCGACTGGATCTGCATCGGCACCAGGTAGCGTAAGAATCTCCCCCACGGGCCGGACGCTGAGTCCATGCGAAAGCTCGGGCTCTTCCTGCTGGTGGTGGGTGCCGCGGTGCTCGCCGATGAGTACAACGCGAACGGTACCATCGTTCAGGGTACGGGCATTCAGAGCGCCACCGGGCTCAACGCCGACGACTCGTACGCGATTCAGTGTCCGAACCTCGATGCCGGCCAAGGTCAGCAGGTGTTCTACCGCCCGGGTGGGTGCACGGGCTGTGTGACTGACGCCGGACTCGGCGACACGCTCCTCGACTTCACCAGCAATCAGGACCCCTACCCGGTCCGCCTGCGCGGCGGCATGTCGGCGATTCACCTCCGCGGCTTCAACGCGAGTGACGCCATCTGGTGCACCGTCTCCACGAAGTCTCAGACACACAACTGAGGAGTCGTCGTGCTCGGTCTGCTGATCACGCTCTCGCTCGCTGGGTCACCTACGGGCGATTGCGAACGCGTGCGATGCGCTCGAGACCGCACTCGCCCCGACACAACGCATGTGACGGTTTGCCCCAACACGGCCGCCTGCGACTCAGGCAACAACCTGCTCTCTGACAAGACCGACTTCACCGGCGCGTCATGGTCGACGTTCTCACCCGGCACGACCATCACCGTCAGTTCAGCATCGACGGCGGTCATCGACGGGCAGACTGTACCGACGAACCGGGTGCAGTTCGGCGCGGTCGCCGCCGCTCAAGAAGCGTCGCTGTATCAGAACTTCGGCAGCTGCAAGAAAATCACG